GCCATACCCTTAGCGGTGTAAGGGAACTCCATCTTTCCGACCTTTGGCATACTGCTGTCCTTTCAATAGAAACTTGTAACGCCTCAGATTACCACGCCTCAACAATCCCACTTCCGTAAAGCCAAAGCCTTACGAGTAGGACGACCCTTGCTGTCCTTCAACGGACCTGGCATACCACCCATCCGCGCACAAAACGATTTACGTCGAGCAGCCGCTTTAGGTGACTTCTTAGCCTGCTTCGCTGACACAGGTGGCTTCAAGTTCATGCCCTGCTTCTTGGCTGACGCACGACCTTTAGCGTTCAAACCACCAGCAGGGTTCTTGCCTTCCTTGCGTTGCCATGCAGCAGTTTTAGCCACGCTTCTTTGCTGCCTTCATGTTGTCAATCAGGTTCGGGTAAGGACGGCCAGCCTTCTTCGCTGATGCCTTAGCCATAGCCTTCTTCTTAGGTGAAAGCTTCTTAGATTTTTTCTTAGGGTTTGGTGTTTCCCAAACTGGCTTATCTTTTTTCATACCAGAAGTCCTGCTGCTTTCAAAACGTCACGTACATTCAACACTACACGGTGTTTCTTGCCTGGGGTAAGTTCCACGCGATGCCCACCGATGTCAGCCTGCACCCGTTTCTTTACCTCAATCTCGCACTCAGGTTCCAACCCCTTCCACTTGCCCAACACCCTGTTGCCTGTCGGCTTGACGACCTGTAACAACTGGTCGGCTGCCGTATTCCAGTTAAACGCTGCTGTCTCCCCAGCATAAGTTTCTGCTTGTTGCCGGTAACGGTCACGGTTGTCATACAGGTCTTTGATCGCACTAAATATCGCATCAAATTCGGGTTCATCCCAATCACCCATGTTTTGCCACACACCCTCATTCGTTGGCACGGAACGGGTAGGGATGCGGTGAGTTGCTAGGTCAGAGAACTCTCGATGACCATGCGCGTCAGACAAGATGGTTGGTACACCAGCAGAGATTGCTTGCAACGGCATCAGCCCGAAACCTTCACCACGGGAAACAGAAATGAAACAGTCTGCTGATCGCACCAAATCTGCTTCATCTTCCACGGTCATCCACTTGTTATGCACCACCACATTCGGATAATCCAAGTTGTCCGGTGCTGACAGATACGGGGGAACAATCTTGATATGCAACTCGGCATCAGGGAGGTTCATCTCCAAGAACACTTTGAGTACAACATCTAAGCCTTTGCGATACCACTCTGATCCGCCACAAAGAATCTTGAACTTCTTGTTATTAGGTCGGGCTTTCGGATACCAAATGTCACGATCAACCCCTAAAGGGATTACACGCACGTTGTCATGGAACTGTGAGAACAACTCCCAATTATGTAGCGACGGCACAATCACTGTGTCAAAATAACTTAGATATTCAGAGAACTCTGGTGGCAACCAGTTCGTTTCCCACATGGTTAGCAACGCAGGTTTCTGCCCTTGCATCCAACCTTTAACAAGGTTTGGTCTTAACGCAAACACCACCCGTTCAGCGTCATCACACAGTTCAACTTTGGTTGACAGCGCATCCCGCAAACCAGACACCATTTTCCCGTACCCGACGTGAGGTAGGTTCACCCCGACAAGGCTTAAGTATTGGGGAGTATCCCCGTTTCGACTTGCCATTTTTCTTCTGCTCGTTTCTCAACTTTGGCTGCACCGTCAATCTTGCGAGGCTGAACCCCGTTACGACGTAAACGCTGATATGCGTCTAGGTCCTTGTCTAGCACACGGTCCTTATCGTTGATTGTTGCAACACGGGCTTTACCACCACGCGACGGCATAGCATCCGCGCCGATACCAACGTAAGCAATCTTGCAACCGAAGCATCCCTCAACATCTAGGTTGGGGTGCGTTTCTTGATGTTTAACCACTGATATAACTCCCATATCCTGCTGCTGTCAGCGATGCTACCTCAGCCTCATCAACTTCGTTCTCATGCCCACCGTAATAAACCTTTGCAACTGTCGTCATATCACCAGGCTGGTTCTCGGTGTATGCGCCCGTGTTCAACAGATACACGTTTCTACCTCTAGCAGTTGGGGCAACATGGGACGCTAAACGATTAGCAAGCCGTTGCTCCTGTGACAACACAATCCCTTTAATGAACATCTCAGAAAGTGTCTTACGAGAAAAGTTGTCTGTTGGTGTGCGAAAGATAGCCATTAGGTGATGCTTGCTCCGAATCCTGCTGCGGTTAACTCTACAACTTCTGCGTCAGTCAGATAGTGGTCATGGCCACCCAACCACAGTTTTGCTACCTGACCTTGATCGCGTTGATCGACTGTTGTGTAGCTTCCGTCAGTCAGTTCATAAAGGTTGCGTACACGGACATTGGTGCGGTTGTATCTTTGCAAACGGTTCGCTGCACCCTCATCACGGTAAGTAGCACCTGGATAGTTGTAGGTGTACGGGACACGGAAGATATGGGACTTAACCCAATCAGCGGTAGATGTTCCTGCACCTGATCCTGTGGCAGAACGGAAGTACAAGACACCGCCCAACGAGACTGATGTGCCTTCGCCGGAACCTGTAGCAGTACGGATATTGACAACAAGATCAACACCTGTTCCTGAACCTGTGCCTGAACCTGTGGCAGTACGCAACGGGACACGAATGAACGTGGCAACAGAATCCCCTGATCCGCTACCCACAGCCGTTCTAACAGGCGTAACCTTGCCAGTAGCACTCTGAGAGCCAACACCGCTACCTGACGCTGTACGAGGCGCAATATGCAACCCCGTGGAATCCATCGTGCCAACACCCGAACCAGTAGCCGAACGTAGAACAACAACAACCCGAACCGCAGTCGCAGAACCAGTACCACTACCCGTACCTTGACGTTGACGCAACACCTGCGCCGAAGAAGAAGCAGTACCTAAACCTGATGCCGTAGCAGTAACAACAATGACCGCACGAACACCAAGATAAAACCGTCCACCAAAACGGTAAGGGAAACTGAAGTCAGTTAACTGACCTAAACGTTGCTCATAGTTGGTGTGCGCTACAGAAGCAGAACCGTTACCTGAACCCGTAGCAGTACGGGCAGTTGTCTTAAAATATAAACCCCGATAGTACGGGTGTGTGTCAGTAAAAGATTCTGTGAATCCCGTGACTGCTGTAATCGCCATGAGGGGTTATCCCCTAACGGCTAGTCGAGCGACAGCGTGAGAGTAGTGATCTGAAAAGTATCGCCAGCCGTAACAGCAGCAGACGACGACAACGCGCCAGTCCACAAACAGTTACCCGCAGACACATCATCCCACAAAGACCAATGCGAATAAGTTTCAGTAGCAGCCACGTTCGTCCACTCCAAAGTCGCAGAAGTCGCTATCGAACCAGAAGCAGCAGTAGCCCACGCAGCAACCTTACGAGTTGTTTCAGTAGCAGCCGAAGAAGTACCAGCCTCACCAGCATCACCGGTGTGCAACTTCACATACACGTTCGTAGGAATAGTCCAAGCAGTCTTGCCTGTCGTGTGTTCAAGAATCTTCAATTCTGCGTAATTAGAAATCGACATACAAACCTTTCGTTGAAAAGACTATACCAAATACAAAAAGTGGGGCAACCGAGCGAGGGGACTCGGCTACCCCACATCTTGTGGGAGGGTTAACTCAATTAAGCGTTAACACCGATGCTGGATGACGACTCAATGCGACGCAACGAAGCTTCGCGGAAGCGGCCGTAGCCACCGAGCCAGTACCAACCGATTGGATTGAAACGCATGAGCGAGTCAACCACAGGGCCGCGAACGACCTTCGGTACAACACCATTTCCGTCAATCTGGCTGTAAGCCTTAGCCAAAGCCTGACGACCCATGATGTGTGTGCAATACACGTCAATCGTTCCAGTTGTGCTGGTTCCGTTTGATGCGTCAGTGAACACCTTTGCGCGAGGGGTTTCAATGAATCGTACTGATTCAAAGGTTCCGATTTCGCCGTTGTAGATGTTTGCTGTGTCAACTGCTACGTGAGGAGCGTTCCACGATGCTGCACCGGTTTCACGGCGAAGGTCGTAGGAAACGTCTGGGTGAATGTAACCCATGTAGTAACCATTGAAAGTTGCAACGTTTGCAGCACGCAAAGCAGCAGTCTGCTT